TGCCTCACCCCAGGCCACAAAGTTTGTTGTGCTGGTGACCGCATCTCCTGCACCATGTGATGCAGCGTCTGTTCCTCTGACTTCTCTTGTGACACCTGTCAATTCATTAGATGTGCTGATGCCTGTGTAGGATATTTCTTCCGTTCCTATTTTTATAAAGTTTGTTCCTGAATCCGGAAACTGTGATACGTCTGCTAATATAATACCTGTTGTGGTTGATGAATTTATAGCTCCAGTAATAGTTGTTGTAGGCTCACCTGCAACCTCACCACCCCAGGTTCCCAAAGACCAACCAAAACCTTTTGCCTGCACTGCTGGTCCTACAGGATAATAATGTTGCACCCTGATACCACCTGATGTTGTTGCACCAGATCCTG